CCTTTCTGAACCTTGTAAACTACATTGCAGATATTTTTCTACATATCTTTCTTCAACATCTAATTCAAAGTCTGTGCCGGTATTTACTTTACCATTACCAAATAAATCCATCACATCTTTATTAGATCTGATTATGTCAACTTGTTTTTGACAACGGTTGTAAGTATCTTGATCAATTACATCCTTAGATTCATTGAATAAGAACTTCCAATAAGGATCATAATCATCAACCTTAACCTTTGCAATTCTAGACTCATCTGTTTTAAGAGATTGATATAGATTCATTTTCTTTAATGCATCTAGTATAACATGATCACGAACATTCTTTAAATCTTGTTGATGTGTAAATTCAACCATGCTCTTCATTACCTTTCTGATGTTATCACTTGGTGTTTTACCTGGTACCAGAGCAAATTTATTTTCAAACTCATCTTCCTCAAGCAGCAGGCAGTGTATTAACTTACCTTCTACAAGATGCTTATCTGTTTTAATCTCTCTATCTTGGAGAATATAGTCCTTATAAAATAAGGATGGGGAAAACATTAATTTGTTTAGAGAAGAGTAACTAAAGTTAAAACTATCCTTAGCGTAAAATTCTTCTTCTTTTTGTTTATCAATCATCTCATCATTGCGTTAAAGCAGCTTCTGCTGCATACATCATTCATATTATTTACTGGTGCTCCACATTCAGAGCATTCCCACCCACCTTCAGGCATTTCAGGTTCTTCATCTTCTGGTTCAAAATCATCATGTTGAATAGATTTTAAACGAAGTTCTCCTTTCCACTCACATTCTGTACAATTTTTATATGTCTGTCCATGATCAAACCAATATATCTTATTACAACTGTTGCATTTGTATTCATACTTACTCATCTCTTTTTGATTTTAATTTTTCAATATATAATATAGCATCCATTAACTCCTCTTGCAGATGATTTAAAAAGTCATCCGTGTTGTTGTCTTGCAATGTTGTACCATATTTTTTTATTCCTACTTCAGATCTTGATTTAAACTTATCTGTTACTTTCTTTACTATTGGATCCATCTTTAATTGTTTCTATAAATTCTTTAAATGCTTCTCCCATATCAACAACTTGTTGTGCAAAATCATTGTTATCTACTTTAGGATTGTCATTTATTGTTTTGTACACTTTATCACCAAGCTTTTCTACTTCAGTAATAAACTCATTACCGGCTTTTTTAATCTGCCTTTTATATAAAGAAGGATGATCATACTTAACATCCTCCATAAAATCCATAAGTATAGGTAGTATGCCTAATAAACATGCTACCTTTTGATTGTTTGTTGCCATATTAAGATTTTTTAACTTGTTTCATAATTTAAAATATATATCTAATTGTATCACTATTAAAATAACCGGTGTATAAAAACACCCAATGGTCTAACCATCCTTTTTTATATACAAGAGGATAACGCATCACTCCTGATTTACTTTTAACTTCACATGAATCTTTCATCAACTTCTTAGCCTCATCAGAAGCTTTAGCCATTTGGTTAGGATGATTAGTCAATGCAATTACCTCGCACTTATTCTCACCAGCTATAGACTTTACCATTCTAAATAGTTCATCATAAGCTTCTTCCCAACCTTTACTAAATACAACAGGACTATAATTAATATGAACTTCCCATCCTAGATCCTTAAGTCTATTAATTTCATTAATTCTATCAATAGTCTTTTGCATCTTAGGTTCTAGTACATCAGCAAACCTTTGAGGCATGAGACTAACTCTTACTCTAGGTTTTTTGTTGAACTTTTTAACGTCAAGATTCAACAAACTAGGATACTTGGTAGCCATAGTTGTATTCAATCTGGGATGATCATCATACCTTTTAAGATAATCTATAAGCGGCTCAGGCAAATGTTTTTGCATTAGAACTAAATCAGTATTACATGCAATATCTACCATGGTATACTTAGGATCTTGTTGATCAGGAACTTTACTAAATCCTTTCTCCCACTCTACAACAGAGTTAAAGATTTGATCTACATTCTCATTAACAAACACTCTATGACCATTGTACCGTGACATATAACAATAGGTATCTACACAACCACCAAAACATCCATAGATTAGATTTGGTGCTATGCAATTTGCGCTATTGTTATTGTCTTTAGTAACCAAAGTCTTAGTCTTTTGAACTTTAATCATCTTGTGCTTCTTTATATATTTCCACTACACATTTTATTCTTGTAGGGATTACAACATTATGATTACATCTTACACAACACTTGCCCTTAGCAACTGGTTCTGCATTATGAGAGTAACCTATTATTTCTTTTTTACATATTATACATTCCATATTAAAATATTTAAAAAGGGGTGGGTGTGCTTTCACACACCCAATAACAATCAATTATGGCTACCCCTAAAATGGTAAATCTAACATACCTTCTAATTGAAGTTCAGGCTTTTTAAGCAACTCCTTGTAGTTATCTTTAAGCCTTATATCACTTATTTTAAAATCAAAAGGAGATGCTTCACCAGGAAACTGCCTGTTAATTATATTATCAAATATATCCTTAGCAACCTGCTTAAATATAAACTCATCAAGACAATCATCCTCAGCAATCTTCTTTATAAACCTTGAGTACTTATACGATCTATCGTTACTTCCATACCCATGATACTTTGATGTTGCTTTTCTTAGAGCCTTTACGCTAATATGATTCCAATTAGATCCCATTTTTAAATGGTCAAGATAGAATTCAAATATATATGCAATAGAACCCATAGACTTAGTAAGATTGGATGCTGCCATTATTTCTAATGCAACTGAAGTGTCATCAAGATCATCAGACTTAACCATTCCAATTAGATTTTCAAACTGAACAGCATCAATTACAATAGAATCCTCATTACATATTTCTAATATATCAGAATCAAGTACTAAGTTGTTAGAGCTAAAAATATCCTCAATAAGATCTTTGTCTTTAATTGCAATAAAATCATGATCTTTTAAAGTAGACAAAGAGCGGCAGCTTTTTGCATACTCAATCTTTCTTATAGCCTTATACATGATAGGGAAAGGAGTATTATACATATATGGAACATTTATACTTACCCATTTATCTTCATTAATATCATCAGCTATTTCCAACATCACAGACCAAGCTGAATCTGTAAAATAACCTCTTAATGGATTTAAATACTTCATTAAAGTGGCCTTATCATTAAATCCGTTTATTGAAGAATAAAACATATCTCCTAAACGTCTTATAGTATCAGGGCTTACTACTTTGAAATCTGCAGCAGCTTTACTTCTTGTTACTGATACATTATACTTCTCCTTTAAAAGATCAACCTTATTTCTTGGTAATGATAGATTTGGATACCTATAAAAAGTTTTATCCTTTATAGTAGAACCTTTTACTTTTATAACCTTATTTTTTAAATCACCATAATCTTGATGATAATTTGACGTATTAGGTATAGCAAGTATATCACTTACTTTTTTTGTTATAATATTCCGTGTTGTCACCATACTATTTATTCCTGCATTTATTTCTACAGTTGTCACCTTAAAAAATTTCATTTACTTAGTTTTAAATATTTTCTATATTCTTTTTTTACATTTACTTTAAACACATATAACTCCCTATTGTGTATATTGATTTCCGCTCTGCATATTTTTTCAAGAAATCTAAAAGATTCACTTGTAAGCTCATCCCTTCTTTCAAGATCTAGTATTTTTTGTTCTGCACTCATGCAATAATTTTTATACATTTTACTTGCATCTACATAATACTTAAGATCTTTATTTCTCCCTACATTCATTTGGCTATATATATTCTGTGAAAGCTTCCAAAACAGATGAGGGTTTGTATCATAATCAACCGTAACTATTAACTGATTAGCCATTTCTCTATCATCATTGTTGTACGATAAATACAAATCTTCAATTTGTTTTATTATATCTAAGGTTAGGACCGTCCTGTTGCTAGAACAGTGTAATGCTCCATCAGCACTAATAGTACTAACCTCACCTGACTCTATAAGAAATGCTAAGTTTACAGCCATTCCGGTTATAAACCTTTCATCATAGAGACTTTCCTCGTTAGGTAAATTCCAACTAGTGTAATCACAACTATCTTCCTGATATATATAGCATTCACCATTATCTTTATAAGAAGAAAAGTTGTCTAAACGAGCCATACAAAGAGTTGATTTAACCTTCTCATTGTTGCTTAATGTAGAGTAAAAATCATTATGCGTTATGATTACATCTGCTAATTCATAATCATTTGTAACAGTAATCTTATGTTCTTTTAAAGCACTCTTAAGTCTATCCTGTGTAATAGGACAACCGGGTAGTATAAAAGCCTTTTTAAAACCACTTAGCTTCTTTACTTTAGGCTCCATAAGTATTTCTTTTATTTTATTATATGTTGTAACATCATCTGTTACTAATACAGACCCATTGGGGAGATTGTAAGTCTCCCCTTCTAAGTCAAAATGTTTAATTGCTTCTGGATTATAATCCTGATATACCGATTTACTTGCCATACTATGCCATTGTCATTTTAATTATTTCAGGCTTCATCATTAGTTTATTAAACTTAGCCTTATTACCATTGAATATAGTTCTTACAACTAGATACTTAAGATCATTAGTAAAGTAATCCTTTGTACAAAGGGTCTCCAATCTGTCTGTGATCTTTTGGCTAATTGTGTTGTCCTTTGAATATACTACAGCAAAGTTAGAAAGTCTTGTTGCAAGTATTGATGCAATATCAGCACGATAGCTATCATCTTTACCAATACAACCTTGTAGATCTTTTAGTACTGTATCATCCTTTGTTAGTAGATCTTTTGGAGTAACCAATTTATCTAGCTTATTATTAATAAAAGTTGTAAACATAGATGCAAACTCATCACCCACTGAACCTTCACCAATCATTTGAATCATTGGTAGGTTATCTTCAAAGCTATCAAAGCTTGATATTGCATTAAAGAAAGTAGTAATTGATCTTGCATTTGTTTCTTGACTTACAAGTTCTGGGTGTAATAATAAGAAGTTAATACAACGGCCATCAATACCCGCAGTCTCAGCCCAACGAGCCCATACATCAACATCAAACTTTAGGTTAGCTGTAATGTAACGAGTCTTTTGTGCAGAGTCAATAGAGTTTACCATATAGTCTCCATTGTCAGGGTTTGCAGTTAGAATGATGTGCCAATCCTGTGGTAAAGACCAAGAGATATAAGTCTGACGGTCAACCAACTCCATAACAGCTTGAATGAATCTAACATCAGCACGATTCCAGTCATCAAGTAAAAGGATACCACCTTTCTTTTTGTCTGATATCCACTCAGGTGCACAGTAAGACATTCTATTCTTACCTGTTACTTTCCAACCTTGTCTAAGATATTCCTCAACTGCTAACTCATCAACCCACTGACCAACTTTCTTCTTAACTGCTGGAGCAGCTGCTGTTGCATAGTTTAAGTCTGAAGTTTTCTGCTTAACTTCTTTTTCTTTATATAATTGGAATTGTCTTACAGGGAAGCCAACCAAGTCACCTAGCTCCTCAATCTGAGCAAGATTTAATTTTACAAAATCAAGATCCATATCATTAGCAATATCTTTTACTGTTGAAGTTTTACCAATACCTGACTCACCCAATACCTCAACAGATACAGGTAGTTTGCCAGACTCTTGAAGGAATCTATTGTTACTTACAATGTGGTTCATAAAACCTTTTAAATCATCAATGTTTAAATTTACTTCTGCCATTTTTTTTAGTTTAATTGTATTTTTAATCCAGGGAGATCCTCATTTACTCTAGATACACTGCTATGAACCCAAAGAGTATTCTTTGGACAGTCATCTGGCGAACAAGCTTCCCCATCTGTTAGATATATTAGCGCTGTATAACGCCCATGTTTATTATAATGATCTACTACAGGTTGAAATGATGTACCACCTCTACCTTTAACTTCAAAATCCTTTGAAGGATTAAAGTCTTCTATACTATTTATTCTAGTATCACATTGGACAACAGTAATTTTATGTCCTGTTTTATGCATATGATTTAACTCATTGACAAACTCTTTGAGTTCCTCATTATTTACTGAACCTGATGTATCTATTCCAACACATATATGATTCTTAAACTTAATCTTAAGTCCGGGATTAGCAGCATATCTTTTATTATACTTTCTCCTTAACTTCTTTGTATACACTACTGATGAATTACCAGCAAATCTTCTAAGATAACTACGCCAATCAAACTTAGCAGGCTCAATATGACGAAGTCTTCTAATAAGATCAGCTAGTTCTCCCGGAACATTACCACTCTTCTTTTCAACCGCATCAGCAGTTTCTCTAACTTGATGTTCTATTTGCTTTTCAATAAGCTTCTTTTCAGCATCAGGCAAATCTTCAAAATCATCCCATGTAGTATGCTCATAAGGAGAACCTTTCATATTATCAAGTAAAGAATCAAGACTTGGGCATTGTCCGGTGCCTTTCTTTTTACTTAATTCATTATAGTAGTAATCAGTACCAGCTCTTCCCTTTAAGCTAAGTTCAGGAAAGCTATCCATAGTTATACCACCTTCAGGTAGATACTCTATATTAATATACTGATTGATCTCCAAGTCAGCGGCTATATTAAATAACTCTTTATCCGGGTACTTATCACGACTTAAAAGATGACCAAAGGATATATGCAATAACTCATGCTTTAACAAACCAATCCTATGTTTATCTGGTAAATCACTAAAAAACTCAGGATTAACAGTTAACTGTGCGTTTAATCCTTGTTTACTTACACCTGCTGTAGGTATATCTTTACTGAAGGTTTTATTCAAACCCACTAGAAATAAACCATAAAATGGTTCAGAGAACAGCAATTTCTTACTGACTCTTGATAACAAATCTGCAATCATTATTTATGTATTTGGTTATTAATGTATGTAACTATCTCTTGAAGATCTTCAGATATATTTGATGGGACATCTGAATCATAGAAGCAAACCTTCTCATGGTATCTTCTTGGTGCTATCTTGTATATTAAATACAAAACCTCTTTAGATAGACATAGATTTTCTATATTGGAAAAGGCAACATTAAAGTCTTCTTCTTCTCCACAAAGCATTTGATGTATGGACTTAAATTCATCTAAGGACATTTATCTTTTTAAGATTTCAATTATTACTCCAGGTTTTTCCTTGTCATATTGATAGGGTTTGAAAACAGGAATTATATGTTCCATGTTATCATCCTCAATCCAACCATTCTTAACCATGTCATCCTGTACAGTTTGTGCAGGATTTATATAATCAAATTTATGTTTTGTTCCGCGTATAAATGTGAAGGCTACTTTCACAGGTAGTTTATGCTTCTTTGCTTTTTTTCTAAACTCAGATGCATATTTCTTATAGTAGGATGTAGTGTCCTTTCTATATTTCATAACTGTTTTACTAGCTATGAAGTACTTGCCTGTCCAACGTCTTCCATTTTTACTTGAAGGCACATTGCCTGGTATAAACCATTTCATATTATTTATGTATAGTCTTTTTTAACAGAGGTGAGAGAATAGAATGGACATAGTGAACACCATGATTCTTAACAGAGTCTGATATGTCTTTGTCTTTGTCTAAACATAAGCCATCTAAACCATATACTGATTTATACTTTTCTATTGCCTTCTCTCCCGCCTCATCATTATCAAAGAGGGTTATTATTTTTTTGTACTTAACTTTTAAGTTTTCAATTATGTGTGGTTTTATTAATGTATTCTCACTGTCTGGAGCTATTACTTCTAGATTATATCCAAATGACTTTAGGCACATTGCATCTTTTAATGATGAGCATACAACTAAATAAGGTTGATCATATTTTAATTGGTCAAGACCTTGGGTGTATGAGTCTACCTTATGGAACTTATGCTTCTTTTTATAGGGTTGGTATATCTTATACACATCGCCACTTTTTGCATAATATCCATATATATACTTGGCTTCTATCTTGATGGACTCATTGCCTTTAGTCATATTATAAAACTCAATGGGTCTTACATTATACTCATTAAGTATACTGCTACCTATATTATACTGTAACCAATAACTTGCATCATCTTGATTCCACTCACGATTAGATATAAATCCTATTTGCCATTTACTTTCAACCTTAAACGAGACCTTTGCAGATCCATTTACTTTTGTATAAGTATTGTAGTCATTTATAATCTTCTCTACAGCAGCTCCGTATGATATATTAAATATATCACATACCAATGTTACCTTATCACCACCTTTTCCTGTAGAAAAATCTTTATACATATAGCACATCTTGGACTTATCTACATAGAGACAAAAGCTTGGAGTTCTTTCTGAAGGATTCCATACGGACTTTATTTTAATATCTTGTCCTGTAAGTTCTTCATTAAGTTTCAGATAGTATCTGAATACCCAGTAACTAGGTATATCCTTCTCACTTGTAACTAGATTTTTTGTATTGAGCATATGGTTAGTTTATAAAAAAGATGAGGCAGGGTAAGCTTTGTACCACCCTGCCTTACATCCTTACATCTTACAGATCAAAGTCTGATCCCGCATTTGATGCAGGCTCAAAACTTTGTGTTGTTGGAGAAGATTTCTTTTGCACTTCTCTTACATGGTCAGCTTTAGAAAACTTATACAGCCTTGAGTCTTCTTTGCCAATTGCCTCCAAAGGAATACCATCCTTTGACATACGTGGTAAGTAAAGATCATTGTTTACATAACCTTCCTTATTCTCCCACTCTCTTGAACCAACGCATGCATTGATGAATGTATCACCAGACAATACTTGATTAACTGAATTCATAAACTCAGCAATTGTATCAGCCTCAATCATATCAAGATCATCACGCTTACCTAAGACTTCAGCTAAGTAAATCATAGACTTCATTACTTCACTCTCAAGTTTAACTTCTCTACCACTTGGTAAAGTAGCATCTTTATATGGGTATGGGCTCATTCTTACACGGCCAACTTGACCCTTATATCTTGGACCATCTTTATCATTAGGATCAATTAAGAATCCATCAAACTCACCCTTAACAGGCTCAGATTCTACATGCAATACAATGTTGTATGCATCCTTATCATAAGGAGTTTGGTCAAATGTGATCTTGTTAATCTTAATCACTTGATTGCCTGGGCTAATCACAGGTCTTGCTTTGCCGCTACCGGCACTCATGTCTTTTGTACTTAACATACTTTTCAATTAATTATTGTTCATACTCGATAATACAGTCTTTGACAAACTGTAGATCATTTTCTATAAAGGTTTCTGTAAACATATCCATAGGAGACTTGGCTGTAGTCTCACCATTAGTTTGTGTTTCAAAACCATACTGCATTGTACCATCCTCTTCTCTTACAACTTTACCAAAGAGAACGATTGAGAAAAGCCCCTCTAAAGTTAATGCATTATCTATCATTTTACCAACAGTTTTTGCCTTAACTTTATTGCGACCATTTATGTCTGTTGTAGTCTCTGAATGAGTAAGAAAGAAACAATACAAATCATCTCTCAAATCCTTGGGCATTTTTGCAACCTGAGCTAGGTTAGAAGCGATTGAGGTGAATTTATCATAGCCTTTCTCATTTGCCTTATCAAAGTATTCAAATGCAGACATATATTGCCAATCATCAATAACTAGATTAGTGATGTGTGGCATCTTATCATTGACATGTTGTATAGCCTTCATAATCCCTACAGCTGATGACGCATTAGTCATATTACCTTTAGGATTATCTTTGCTTATCAATGTATAATTCTTTTTCCAACCTTTAAAAGGTAAAGGTTTGTTTGCTATATTAATCCAAAAAGTTGTCTTTGGATCTAAGTTTCTACCAGACGTTGATTTACCGGAGCCTGAGTCCGCGATTACTAAAACACTTTGTGCCATACTTATTTATTTATTGATTTTGCTATTGATTCTAATGCTGTTGCTATTCTCTGCAGCACTTTAGTTATATCATTTGTATCATCAGGATCAGGAAGAAAGAAAGGATTCTCCTTCTCCGTTTCTTTTGATGATTTTGTATTAAGATCTTTGACTATTGTTAACTCACTTACAGGTATAAGATGTCTTTCAAAACCTGAGTTGCTTGTAACTAACTCATATTCTTCCTTCCAATGAGGATTATTTTTATGAAAATATAAAGTTCTTAGTGGGTCCTCAGAATCATATTCTATACTGACAAACTCTGTATAGATATCACCATTCTTCTGTAACTCACTTGGAAAGAAACTAATATATAGTTCATCCTTTCCACTTGGCCTATAAGCCATCTTAGGTATATACACTGCATTTACATCTCCAATTGTTTGGAAATAATCTTCATGCTGCTCTCTTAACTTTGCAATCTTTGCTTTTCTTTCTGTTGGTGTCATATTAATTTATCTTCTTTCTTGTTGCGGTGGTGTAGGCATTTCTGCAATCTGCATTCTTTCAAACTCAGCTTTAAAGAAACTCATCCTTGCATCACCATTTCTTGCTTTAAGGAAATGTAATACCAATGTTCTATCATCTTGTATTACATATCTATCTGGACCATAAAATCTAATCTTCTGTTTAGCAGGTCTATTAATTCCAAGTAATGTATCTGCATGTTGTAACATTGCATCTGAACCAAATATATCTGACTCAAGAATATAGTTACCATACTTACCATCTATAGCTCTATCCGGGTTATCTATGTTTCTATTAAGCTGAGACAGCGCAATAAACATACAAGGATAATCTCTCTTACATTGTGTAAAGAACTCACCCAACTCAAATAACATATCCAATGAACTGTTTTGATAGGGTGCTCTTTTTACAAGCATTGTATGATCAAGAGTTATGATAGTCTTCTGACCTTTATGGTGATCCATATACATATCAATCTGCTCACGCATTTGATTAACAGTCATTGGTGTTGATATAATATCAACAGGATACTTAACTCTTTCTTTAGCATACTCATAGCAATCATTAATTACATTAGTTGCTATTGTACTACCTGCAGAACATAACTCTTTGTAAGTCTTACCAGTGATAGAACTAAACTCACGCATTGCAGATGTTCTGCCAACCATTTCATACTGAAACTCTAATACTCTATGATTGTCATTAGGATTTAATTCAAAAGATTCTCTTATGATTTGATCCTTAATTAAGGTCTTACCTGAGCCCGGTCTACCACCCATTACAGTTAAAGTATTCCACTCTAATCCATCAGTAGTAGCATCATTAAACTTAGGCCACGGTGTATATATAGACTTCTCCTCACCGGATTGTCTTGCACTCATATACTTTAGTGCTTCTTTGAAGGCAGAAAACTGACCGCCCCATCCAGGTGTTGGTTTACTCATTTAAATTCATTAAATATTGTGTTACTTCATAATAAAACTTCTTTGCTGTTTCTTGTGCTAATCTTCTTGCTGTTACAGATGCGGCATGTATAGACTGTTTTGTATCCATAACTGCTGAACCAATTAACTTAGGGTCATTACCTTTCATTTCTATGATTAGTTTTTCAGCATACTCAATGATTAGATCCTGATCAACTTTGTCCTCATTATACTCTTCATGTATCATACTACTTTCTCTTGGAAGTGATCATCCTCAGTGCTTATACCATCACGAATCATATCACAATAGTCAGCAAGCTTTGAGGTTTTCACTTTATGTTTATCTTGTTTTGATATGAAATACTGACTATTCTGCATATAAAGGTAATTGTTTTTTTGATACTCATTTACATACATTGTAGTAGCAGTTATGACCTCATCCCATGTATAATCATACTCAGCAAAGAACCATCTGAAGTTTTCACCCAGTACCTTAACATTATTTCTAGATGGTACACCTGATGGTAACTTACCTTTTGGAAATATACTTCTATACTTTTCAATGTTATCAGCAGCAGATGCTCCAAGTAATTGTTTATCTGTTAGCTTCTTATGTACCTTGAAGTAATTATCTAATGTTACAATAATTTTTCTCCCTTCTGGAGTTACCTTTTTATATCTTATATATCCTAATTCATAAAGCTTGTCTTTATCTTCTTTATTAGATGTAGACGGTGTTATGCCTTCATGATAACCAAACAATAACATGCATTGATTAGGTGTTATACTATACTTTTGTATTTTTTGGAATAATTCCCACATACTCTGTCATTCTTTTTGAGATCTTTACATATGTATCCATGAATGCATAATCTCCTATTATTAATCTGTTCTTTGCCGTGTTATACTGATGCATTATACTGCAATGTTTTCTGTTTATAAACTGACCTATTCTGTCAAATGTATATCCGGCATTTCTTGCAAAGAATGTAAAGATTGTACAGTATGTTACAAAGTCAGGCTGTCTTGTCTTTAATGTTTTAGATCTCCAATATGGAATAAATTCAGGATGATCATTCTCCATTATTTTCATTACACATTCCTCAATGGTCTCCAAGTTTACAGTCTTGTCTTTAGCGTCTGATATTACATACGCTTTTATACCATACTTATCATGCATATCTTGCTTAAAGGTATGCACGTCAGAATGAAATGCATCCAAAGATGTTTTACTCATAAGTTGTTGATTTATAGTTAATAAAGATACAAAAATTATATACCGTTACCAATTAATTTTGTCATTAAATTCTAGTGAATCATTGATTTTTTTAAAGATGTCCTTAGAGTCCCACTTACCACCTTTATATGCAGCACTTGCAGGATGAGCAACCTTATATATGTTTTGCTTATCTAAGCGTAGCTCCCATTCTTCAGCCTTCTTACCAAGTAATACAACAGGTATATCTTTAAACTCACGGTTTATAGATTGAAGTATATGATGTGTGAATGGCTTCCATAAATCATAATGACTACCTATCTTATTAATCTGTACAGTAAATGCTGTATTAAGCATAAGAATTCCTTGGTTACTCCATCTCTTTAAATCTAATGGATCATATAATAAATCATTAGTTCTAAAGTGTGTGTATTGTCTTTCTAATTCACTGAATATATATCTTAAAGATGGTTGAGGCTTATCATTATTAGAACAACTAAATGCTATACCATCCGCAACATTTATTTGAGGATAAGGATCCTGACCTACAAATATTACTTTTAGTTTATCATATGGGCATTCTTCAAATGCTCTAAATAAATACTTAAGCTTTGGTGTAAATCTACGCCCATCTTCAGCTTCAGTTTTAAGTTTGTATATTAATTTATGAAAGCCTTCTGACTTTATCATTGGTGAAAATACATCACCCCAGCCTGTATCAACTAGTTTAACAAGCATTTTTTCTTGTATATCAGTTATGTTAATATCTATTTTATTCATATCTTTATTAAAATTTTAATTATGTCAGAGAGAGTAAAGTTACAGAATAGCTATGACCCTACTAAAGAGTTAACCGTAAAGTTAAGCGCATCATATATAGCAGGAATTGAATCCGTGTTCATGGACTATGTGACTAAGATGGAAAATCCCGGTAACATTAAACCAATGATAGAGAAGTTTGAAAAGTATATAGAAGATCCAGAAGGTACTCTTAAGAATAATCCATTTACACAACCAGAACTTCACTTCTATACATTGTACTCACTAATTGAATTGTTTAAAGCAGCCGCATATGCTCAAGGGGCTAACGTAGAAGTTAATGCTACAGTTGCTCAAGATGATATAAGCGCACTACTCAAAGCCTCTCTTGAAGGAGACTCTGATGAAATGCGTAAAATAAATGATAGAATTAAT